AAGTAATAGTGCTAGGTAGTCGTGCAGACTTATCTGCTTGTCTTCCCGTTCTGCAAGATTTTTACACTTGTCAAGGCATTCGACGCCGCTTGCAATTTCTAAACGCTGAGTACCGTCAACGGAGCTTGCTATTAAAGAGAACATTGTCGTTCTTCCGTTTTGATCTTCATAAACTTCTCGCGTGATAATCCAGTATGCATACCCATCATCGAGATAGGATGTATTTAGAATACATCGCTGACAAACGCCCAAACTCGAATAATACCAAACATCCACTTGCGATCTTTTTAACTCAAGTGTGGGCAGCTTGCACCCTGCGGATACAATTACAATAAAAGCACTTGCAATTATCCAAAACGTAATGTTGGACGGTGTTAAGCCAAAACTGGCTAATATAAAGCCGCAAAACACACAAAGACAAACCGCTATTAAATTATTCATACTAGCCTCAGATGTTTGGGTGGAATTAATTTATAACCATTTTTAGAACGCTCAATAGACCAACCGTTTTTCAATCGGTTGTCAATAGACGCTCGCAATTCTAATTGCATCCGGCGCTCTATGATTGGTCTATCGTGTTTGCTCATCGTTCAATTAAAACTAAGGTCTCCTTTGCTCGTGTTGTTGCAACGTAGCAAAGATTGATCTCCTGTTTTTTCTCCCATTCTTTTTCAGCCCATTTGGACGGGCATTTGCTGCTATTAAGCCAGAAAACTTTGTGAGCTTCTAGCCCCTTACTTTTGTGGATCGTTGCTAACATAACAGAATTAAGCTTTTCTGCAAATAGTCTATCGATTAAATTTAACAAATCATCCACAGTTTCTTCATTGTCCAGACTATCAATCAAACACCGAATTGCATCATGCTTATCTGTTAACACTCCCACTTTGTTTTTATCATCACCCGCTTTTGCAAGATCCATTGATAAACGAACTTCCAATTTCTTGGATAGATCTGCAAGCGAATTAGTTTTAAACTTTTTAATTTGTATCTTCAAGCTTTGCCCGATTTCACGACCTAAAACTGTCACAGGGATATGAGCTTTTAACAAACTAAAGGCCAAAGACATCAAAGGCGCTGTTGTTCGGCACACAACCAGATCTCTAGCTGAAAAGATGTCATTATCCCATTTGTCCAAATTTAAGACCTCACCTTCAGGAGCGCTTTCAGCTGGTTGAATGTGGGAAACCCACTTTTGGGCATGATTAACAATATTTTTTGCGCAACGGTAACTGATAGAAAGAGGTAATCGAATACAATTAAATTCACTTGCAATCAAATCCAAAGAATCGCTGTCAGCTCCGCGAAATCCGTAAATTGCTTGGGCAGGATCACCAACCGCAACAATTCGAGAATTCGGTTTTAATAATTTTTTAAGGATTGCACGTTGGATAGCGTTTGTATCCTGAGCTTCGTCGACAAACACAAAATCAAATTTCGGTAAAGCAACGTCCCACAAAATAGATAAATATAACAGGTCGTCAAAATCCATCATGCGAGCAGCTTCTTTTGTCGATACAGCTAGCATTTGAAAAGATAACTCAACCAAACGAGCTTCTTCGGCTTCTACGCTGTCCGGTTCAACTCCAAAGTGATTGATTAAGTTTAACCAATCTTTTTCAGTATCCTGAACCAAGCAACCAAATCCACATTGTTTTGCTAAACTAACCAGCTTACAAATAGATGCACCATATATCCAATTATCATTTGGTGACAAATACTCTTTACAAATCAAGCGCATTTTATCACTTTCAATTTTCTCAGTACCTGCCATTTCAAGCACAGGGTTAAATGTCAAAGAATGGAACGTGCGAGCATTAATTCCGCGGTTCTTAAGTTCTTCAGCAATGCTTTTATTGAAAGCCAGAAAGATACTCGATCCATTAACGCGCTTGTTTGCTTCTACAATGGTAAATGTCTTACCGCTACCAGCAACAGCTTCAACAAGCGCGTTACCTTGTCCAAATTCTACAAAGTTGAATATATCTTGTTGAAATGTACTGAATTTTACGCCAGTTTCGCGAGGTTGATCTTCGATAGGTGCTTTGATTGGTTTAACATTTGCGGCGTTGAAGTTAAGTGTGGTCATGTGATTAATCCTAGTTAACGGGTGTTTAATAAGTATTACACCACCGCTCCAATTAATCAATACCTCTACGAAGAAAAGATGGAATTTTTAAAATATCGCTTTCACTACCCCATTCTAAGCTCAAATAATGTAAGGGGGATTTGCCACGAGTTTAAATGGGATATGGAATCCCACGGGAGTTGGCTGCTTTCTTGTATTGCTTTTGAAACAGCCAAGACTTTCAATCCAGCTATTAAAAACGCAGCTGGTTCGGGTGCAACCGGCCTAATTCAGTTTATGCCCGCAACAGCCAGAGGGCTTGGTACAACAACAGCGGAGCTGGCAAAAATGCCAGCTCCTATCCAAATGCTTTATGTTGGAAAGTATTTTAAGCCTTACGCTAAAAAAATTAAAAGCCTTGAAGATATGTACATGGCAATTTTGTATCCAAAATATATCGGAGCTTTGTTGGATACGATTGTATTTGCAGATCCTACAATAGGGTATCGACAAAACTCTGGGTTTGATAAGAACAAAGATGGCAAGGTGACAAAATTCGAGATATGCGCAACAGTTCGAAAGATATACGAAGAGGGTATGTTTAAAGAAAACCGCTTGGATATCCTTGCGTAGATTTTAAAACTGTTGTTATTATATACACCAGCTAAGCCATGGGGCGCGCAAAATTAAAACCAATTGAGGAATTAACATGCTGCCCGAAGATCCTTGGAGTAGTTGGTGGTTTAAGGCAACTGCGTACAGTTTGCTCGCGAGTATTGGCGGGATAATTGGATATTTAATGCGTAAAATTGACGCATCTGAAAAGATATCTTGGTCTCAAGCAGCCCTGCAATTTATTGGAGCCGGATTTGTCGGCTTTCTAGTTTTATTAACATGCCAAGAGTTTAATTTTTCCATGCAATGGACAGGCGTCATTGTTGGGGTTTTCGGCTGGCTTGGCGCTAATGTCACAATTCGAGTCCTTGAAAAAATCGTACTGAAGAAACTTGGAGTTGAAAAGAAACCGGAGAGCGACAATGATTAGTATTCTGTGGGCTAAGCTTTTTACCTTTGCTCGAGAAAAGTGCCGATTAATAATTGAGTATATTTTAATTGCTGTGTTAATAACCACAGCAGCCCTAACCCTTAATTTGTGGTTAGGGAAGTTAAAAGTTGAAAGTAAGCTGTCAGCTGTTACGGTTGAACTGGGCGAGGTGAAAAATAAGATTGTTGTTCTCGAGTCTGTGAATAAGGTGCAGCAACAAACCATTGACGATTTGAAAAATCTAAGGGCTAAGGATTCAAAAATTGTTGCAGAGCTAATAAGCGGCTTTGACGAGATAGCTAGCAACACGTCTGGAAGGGCTAGTTCGATTGAAACTTTGGAGCGCAAAGATGAAACTGTGTCAAATTACCTTAATACTGTTATTCCCCCTAATCTTATTGACTGGTTGTGCAAGTCAAAAACATGCGGAAATAATAGTTCAGACAAAAATTGAAAAGGTTTCCCCAAGCGCTGTTCTTTATCAGCCTTGTACATTCCCAATCAACGAAAACTTTTTACTAACTGGCGATATAATTAATTCGCGAGAAAAATGGATTGAAAGTTTCTGTAAATGCGCTCTTAAAATAAATAAAATTAATGAATGGGCGACTGATACGGTTATACCCTTACCCGCCTTTTGTATAAAATAATTATTGCTTAGATTTTTTTGTTGTTGGTATACTCTAGCTTTCATTGGTGAGATAGGGTATGGGTTTTCCATTAAACAATCTTGATTTCTACGTTCCTGAATTTTCGCCTGAAGAAAAAGCGATGCGTTTGTGTTTCGTTGAAGAATATCTTAAGGATTTTGACGCTGTTTTAGCTTGTGTTAGAATGGGATTTCATATTGAGTACGCTAAACAGTTTTCGACTAGGTTTATGGAAGAGCCCTATACATTAAAACTAATTCAGGAAAACCGTTTAAAATCTGCAGCTGTTGACGATGTTGAAAGGGATAAAAATTTAATTATTCAGACTCTGCGGGAAGCTACGCAGCACGGGCCATATGTTTCGCGTGTTGCTGCGGCTAAAGCATTAGCTGAAATTAGAGGTATGAGCAAACAACCAACAGGAAGCGATGACAATTTAATTGAATCTTTAAAAGCATTTGCACAGAGTGTTAATTAATGGGAGCTTCCGCCTTACTTTTAAAGCGTCAACAGGATAGGTGGTATCCGTTAATTGATCACCCTGTGCAATTAAATTTGTTAAAAGCTGTCGATAACGGTCAAAGGTTCCCTGTCGTGCCAGCAGGGAGGCGTTCTGGTAAAACGGAAAGGGCTAAACGCTTTGTCGCTAAGCAAGCAATGTTTTACCCAAACGAAAAATATTTTTTAGCAGCTCCAACTTACAATCAGGCTAAAAAAATATTCTGGGCTGATATTAAAATGCTAACGCTTTCTTGCCTACATTTAAGAAAGCCAAGTGAAACGGAACTTATTGTATTTTTGCCAAATGGGACAGAAATCCATGTTATAGGGCTCGACCAGCCGCAACGATTTGAAGGTGTTAACTGGACAGGTGGTGTAATAGACGAGGTTGCGGACGTTAAATCAAAAGCGCTTAAAGAAAATATTATGCCAGCACTTGATACGGTTGATCCAAGGAGGCCTTTTTATAGAACTTGGTGCTGGTTTATAGGTGTTCCGGATGGGCTTAACCATTACTACGATATGGCGGAACTTGCTAAATCGGGGAGAGACCCCAACTGGGGTTATTACCACTGGACATCTGAAGAAATATTACCGCCCGATGTTATTGACTCAGCTAAGCGGTCGATGTCTAAAAGGCAGTATGACCAAGAATACAAAGCTAGTTTTGAAACAGCGTCCGGTAAGATTTACGACGAATATAGCCAGGATAATGTGGTCAACGAGGCGTCAATACTACCAACGGAAGCCCTACATTGGACACACGATCAGAACTTTACGCCCCTTAGCTCTGCTATATGCGTAATTAGAAAGGACATCCCATACTTTTTGGATGAGATTGTTTTAGAGAGCGCTATATCTGAACAATCCGCAATTGAATTTGTGGAGAAGTATAAAAACCACATTAATAAGAAGGTTTATCTGTATGGAGATCCAGCGGGGAGAGCTGGTGAGAAACACGGACACGCTTCGGATTACACAAGTATTGAAAAAGTATTGCGCCAGCATGGTTGGAATTGCGAAAGGCGTGTTAAGAATGTTCATCCTGCTATTAAAAACAGGCAAAACGCAGTTAGAGCGCGTATAAAGAATTCAAAAGGTGAGAGGTTATTATTTGTAAATTCGCTAACCGCTCCTTGGTGCCATAAAGGATTGGCAACTGTGCAAGTAAAGGATGGCTCATCGTTCCAGGAAGATCAGAAGAACAAGTATCAGCATATTACGACAGCGATCGGGTATTTTATCAGTTTTCACTGGCCTGTTGGCCATATTGAAACTAAATCCGGTAAAACAAAAGGTCACAGTTAAGAGGTTTTTATGGCTATTGAATCGCAACATCCCGAATTTCAAGAAATATTACCAGCCTTTACTCTGATGCGCGATAACATCAGGGGCGAGGATAGAATAAAAAGTAAAACAACAACCTATTTAAAAGCCACTGAGAGTATGGAACTCGATGGCATGAAAGCCAAACAAACGGGCAAGAAAAATTACGACTTATATTTGGATAGGGCTGTATTTCCGGATTATGTAAAGGAAACTTTGCCAATATTAGTCGGCTTACTAGGCACTAAACCGCCCGCTATTAAGTTGCCCACAATAATGGAACCATTACGAGACAAAGCCACTTCTTCGGGCGAAAGCTTGGAAATATTACTGCAACGAATTTATCTGGAACAACTCTCTGTTGGGCGACTAGGTTTGCTCGTGGATATTCCTGCGTCAGCTTCTAGTGATTCTAGAATTTTTCCTTATATTTCAATTTATAACGCTGAAGCAATACCAAACTGGGATGACGGAGAAATTACCGAGAATAAAACGGAGCTTAAGTTTGTTTGCCTAGATGAAAGCAACTTTAAAATAGATTCCGAATTTAACTGGACTGCTTATAAAAAATTTAGAATTTTAAAATTAGATGGAAACCAATATAAGCAAGGGGTTTTTGATGAAACAAACGGTTTAATTTATTCAGATTCAACATTAGTTCCCCCGACTTATTACGGTAAGACATTTAATGAGATTCCGTTCGTATTTATAAACACCTCGGACTTGTTACCGTCTCCCGATTTACCTCCTTTATACGGCCTTGGGAAGTTGTGCTTAACTATTTACAAAACAGAGGCTGATTATCGTTACCATTTGCATTTAATGAGTCAGGAGACTTTGGTTGTTATTGGCGGTGTATCGAGTAGAAATGACGATGGTAAAGATGAACCGCTTCGAATTGGTGCTGGTGCAAGAATTGACGTTGAACAAGGTGGTGACGCTAAATTTATTGGTGTTGACTCAACAGGGCTGAGTGAGGAGCGCGAAGCAATACAAAATGATAGAAAATTAGCTGAAGCTAAAGGTGTTCAACTAGTTCCTGATAAAAACCAAGTAGAGTCTGGTGAAGCTTTAACACGGCGCATAGGTTCTAAAACAGCTTCCTTAAAGCAGATTGCTGTTACTGGTGCTTACGGGCTTGAAATCATATTGAAAAAAATAGCTGTCTTAATGAACGCTAACCCAGACGAAGTTGAGGTTAAGCCTAATTTAGAATTTAGCGATATGATGCTTAAAGGATCGGATATTATGCAATTGCTATCTGCTAAAGATAAAGGAGCCCCAATATCCATGCGTTCAATCCACACTGTAATGACTGAATCAAAATTGGTTAAATATCCATTCGACGAAGAATTAAAATTGATAAAAGAAGAAAAGTTAATTTCCGAGTTACAACCTACGCCACCTCCAGAACCGGAGATTAGCGAGGTAAAAGAATCGCCAGTACGCGATAAACCCGCTGCATGAGCAGCATATTAATTGAGGATTTAATAGATGGCTATTGACGCAATAGTAGACGATTTAACAACCGTTGACGAAAAATATCACGACTTATACGCTGAGAAAAACGGCAAGTTTGAATTAGTTGGGGTTAGAGGTTTTAAAACCCAAGCGGACGTCGACAGACTTTCGAGCGCTCTTGAAAAAGAACGCAATGACCACAAGCAAGTTCGAGCAACACTTAGCGTTTTCGGCGATCGTAAAATTGAAGACATTTTAGCAGACTTGGACAGAATTCCTGAATTGGAAGTCGCGGCTAAAGGTGGTAAATTGGATGATGCTAAAATTCAAGAATTACTTGAGCCGAAGCTTAAATCCAAACTTGCCCCACTCGAAAGAGAAAAGTTAGGTTTATTAACTAAGGTTGAAGAACTGACAAAAATGGTTGGCGAGTACCAACAAAAAGAAACAATCCGCACACTACACGATGCAGTTCGTCAAACACTTTCAGACCCTAAAATGGAAGGTTTCCAGCAAACAGCAACAGATGATGTTCTAATGTACGCCGAAAGAATGCTTGAAATTGTAGATGGAAAAGTCGTGACGAAAGATGGTGTTGGTGTAACTCCGGGCATCGATGCTACAGTGTGGTTAACAGAGATGCAGCAGAAGAAGCCGCATTGGTGGGGCCCAACTGCTGGTGGCGGTTCACAAGGTTCAAGAACTACCGGCCCCGCTGCTTCAAATCCATGGAGCGATGCTGGTTGGAATATGACGGAACAGGGTCGAATTTATGCCGAAAGTCCAACAAGAGCTGCTCAAATGGCAAAATCTGCGGGGACAACTGTAGGCGGTATGCGACCCGTTAAAAAATAACTTGCCTGTAAAAGTAGCCCATGCTATTTTTATTGCATAAATGGCATGGGCCAAGTTTTAAGGTCGAGTGTCAGTCCATGGGGATCTGAGCTTAATAAATTACTCTTATTAGGAGATCTATCATGGGTGCAGGTGTAGTCCGCGTTTCAGACGTTGTTGTTCCGGAAATTTTTTCCCCTTACGTACAACAACTTTCACAAGAAAAATCACGCTTAATTCGCTCAGGCGCTGTTGTTGTTGACGCAACGCTAAACAGCGTTCTTGCTGCTGGTGGTTTGACGTTCAATGAGCCTTCTTTTAAAGATCTGGATAACGATGCGGATAACGTATCGACAGATGATCCAGACGCTTCATCTACTCCAAACAAAATTGGGACAGCCACAGAAGTTCAAGTAAGATTGTCAAGAAACAATTCTTGGAGCTCTATGGATTTGTCTGGCGATTTAGCTGGTGTAGATCCAATGATGGCAATTGCTAATCGCGTTTCTGATTATTGGGCTAAGCGAGAACAAGCGGCTTTTGTTGCAACAATGACAGGTCTTTTTGCGGATAACGCAGCTGCCCCATCTGGCGCTGATACACATACACAAAACGATATGACTTTCGACATTAGCGGCGCAAGCTTTGCTGACGGTGTTACAAATTTTAGCGCGGAAGCTTTTATTGATTCAACCACAACTATGGGCGATAGCATGGAAGACTTGCGCATGATTATGGTTCATTCGGTTGTTTACAATCGCATGTTGAAAAACAATTTAATTGATTTTATCTCAGATAGTGTTAACGGTCTGGCAGTAAATGTCCCAACGTTCCTTGGCCGAACTGTTATTGTCGATGACAGCGTACCTCGCTCTGGTGGTGTTTATCAAAGTTGGTTGTTTGGTGTTGGTGCCATTCGTCGCGGTGCTGGTTTACCAAAAGTTCCAACAGAAGTTGACCGCAAGGCTGCTGCGGGTAATGGTAGCGGTCAGGACGTGCTGTTTAATCGTAAAGAAATGATTTTGCATCCAGTTGGTTACGCCTGGATTGGCGGCACAACCGCGAAAGGGGGCCCAAGTAACGCAAGTACATCCGGCAACTTAGCGCATGTTGACTCTTGGAGACGCGTATTCCCAGAGCGTAAGCAAATTAAAATAGCCCGCTTAATTACTCGCGAAAGCTAATCCCCAGAAATGGGGTTTTACTTACAATTCCTAAGAGAGGGTTTATTATGAAAGGTCTTCCTCGCTCCATGTCACGGGGCGCCCCTATACGGCAAGAGGTGCTTAAAGCGGTTATTAAGCTAAACGCGGTAGCAATCGAAGTTGACGGTTTGTCCGGTGTTGGGTTTGGTTCAGCTGTTATTGGGGACTTTCCAGAAGGAAATATCCTCTTTCTTGGGGCTGTTTCTTATGTACAATTTACCAGAGCTGCTTCTGCGAGTGGGATACAAGCTACTTTTGACGGCGATTACGCAATCGGCTCCACCCCAACTGCGGACGCTACAATTACAGGCACGGACGCCAACATTGTTGATCTAGCAGCACTGGGAGCTGCAACTGCGGGCGTCTCCCCTATGGCGCGCTCGTCCGGAGCAACGCAAGTAATTCTAGATAACACAGACGGCTCGTTGGAGCTTAATTTAAACTTAATTATAGATGACGCAAACATTAGCGCGAACGACCAAGCGGTCACAGCTTCTGGATATGTGGTCATACTCTATAGTGTAATGGGTGACGATTAATGAATCAAATTATAGAAGCTCTTAAAAAATTAGATCCATCCAATCCAAACCATTGGACAATAGATGGAGATCCTCGTCTCGACACCGTTAGAATGTTGGCAGGTGATCAAAAACTCACACGTGAACATATTGTTGCTGTAGCGCCCGATTTTAACGTTAAAAGCGCGGCTGTATGGGCGCCAAACCCCGAAGCGGTAGCTAATGCAGCTATCGCAGTGCAAACAGCAGCTATAGCAACGGCAAGCGTTAATACACAGGTTCAAGCAACTACACAACAACCAGCAGCAGAGGTTCCAGCTCCTGTTGAAAGCGTAGATGAAAAAGCGGTTCGGGTATCTGCAGAAATTAAGCAAATTGAATTGGATTTAACAGATCTAAGAAATCAGCGTGAAATTCTTAACGCTAAGATTGACAACTTGCTTAAGAAACAAGACGCTTTTAAAGTCGAATACGATCACTTATTTCCCAGAGACCACAAATCGAATATGGGCGATATTCAAGATTATTTAGAATCGCAAAAAAGAAAACTGGAAGAGCGCGGAATTAAAAAAGCAATAATTCGAGAAAGCGGCATCGATCTTAAAGCATTACAAAAAGATCTAGCTTCCCCTCTTGATTCAGCAATGGCTAGAAAAACATCTCGTGGGGCGCAAAGACCAACATTATGATTAACTTTCTACTTCAAAAGCAGAGGCGACTTAGACAGAACGTAACTGCTTTTGAAGCTTATGTTGCTGAACCATTTACAAGTTCTTTAAAGCTGCCAGCTAACGCAAGATTAGCCCTTAGAGCAACTAGTTCGGCATCGTTGGGAACTTTAGCAGCTACAATTCAAGGTTCGTCCGTAAGGCAAATAAGATCGCCAAGCATGCAAGCGGGCGAATATATTCGATTTTACGCTGAAAAAGATTCGAACGTAGTTTTACAAACTAACTTCGAACTATATTTAGACACTGGCTTAGGAAGATTTATAAAAATTGGCGAACCTTAACTAGCGTTTGAGCAGGTGGCGAAATGGGTATTAAACATAAGTTCATTAGTTCGAAGGCAGATGGCGGCGATGCTACTATCGTGCGCCCATCCAATTGGAATGATGATCATGAAATAAATGACAGCGGCGCAGATATGACTGCGCCGTCTGGCGTTGCTAATCCGGCATCTCCTGCCAGTGGCTATTTGCGGCTTTTTGGCAGGAAAGTTTTTGGCTTGATGCTGCCGTTTTTTAAAACGGATGTCGGTGAAGTGATTGAACTGCAGAAAGCGTTGCACCAGAAAAAAATTTTTCTGGTGACTGTTGCATCAGGTACAACGGCGCCCAACGTTATCGGCGGTACGTTGACAACATCAGCCACCATGTCGATGCAGCAAACTATCGCATCATCCAGTCCTTGGTTGGCAACACAGCGCAAACGATTCCAAACCTCAACAACAGCAGGTAACGCATCTGGCATGAGGACTGGGTATGTCCAATGGTATCTCGGTAGCGCAGCCGGTTATGGCGGGTTCTTCTTTCGCGGTAGATTTGGACACAGTATCAATTTGAATGGTGGTCAGAAGTTTTTCGGGCTGGCTCAAGGAACAGGTGCATTAATTGGCGATCCTAGCGCCTTAGTCAACATGCTGGGCGTTGGTTATGACTCTGCTGATGCAAGCACTGGAAATTTCTTTTTCATGCGCAATGATGGATCAGGCACAGCGACTAAAGTCGATTTAGGTACTGGTGCAGCGCGTTCAAACACTACGCACGGTTATGAATTGATCATGCAGGCCGCGCCAAACTCCACCACGGTTTATATCAAAATCACCAATTTGCACACAGGAACCGTGGTGCTCGATACGTCCTATAACACTGATGTACCTGCCGTCAATATTGGCTTGGCGTTTAAAGCTGAGGCTAGAAACGGGGCAGTCGCAGCAGCGGATAACATTGAGAGTGATTTTGTTTACATTGAAAGTGATCGCTAATGGCTGCTTACGTCAAGAACGCGCATGGGGATTGGAATAACCCCTCAGTGTGGACTCCGAATGGTATTCCAATCGACACTGACACGGTGACATTTGGGCCATACGTTACAACCATTCCTGATGGATATACGGCAAAGTGCGGCGGCGGCACTGGCACAGGCACGAATACAACAACTCGATGCACTCTTGTAATTGCTGGAACCCTTGAGCTGTACGGAAATATCCAGATGGAGGACTGGACAACGCTATCATTTACTGGAACCGGAACGCTAGACCTTCGCGCCAATTCATTCATTTTCAATAACAACGGATCAAGCGGAAAGCGCAATGAATTAATCAGTGATGGAACCGGGTTGATGCGCATTCGATCCAGTACAACCATAGGTCATTTTGGTGGCACTGCTGGTGGACAGGCTTATGCAAAAGTTTCTATTGATAATTTTCTGATTGAAAACACAACATTCCGCTGCATGTCTAGTTGGTATCCTGAGCATGGGGTAAGCGTTCAAAATGGCGTTTTCTACAACTGCGGAAGAATTGAGACTGATAGCTATGTTGATGATGCAGATGATTGGATTTTAGAGAACGTTGACTTCCGTGGGTCGCAGGCTGTCGAAGATCAGAAAGCTTGGATCTATTGTCGCGATAAGGGCGGCACAATAACCGGCATCCGCAGATTCAAAAATATAACTTTTGACTATCACGGACTAGCGAATGCCTCCTTGCGAGTTCAGTTTTGGCCTGCGATATTGGATGTTGATACTGTTGCAATCCGTGGTTGCTATATTGAGGCTATTTCCCCAGTTTTACCAACGTGGTATAGGTTGTTTTCAAGCAAGGCCGGTACAATTGGAGAGGCTTTGCCGTCTATCCGTGACGCTGTATTTAGTTCAACTGGCGATAATCCGCATGCTTTACAAAATCTATTAACTGATTTGCAGTATTTTTATTTGGAAACACAGCAACCCGCCGGATCTAGTGATGCTGGTGACCACTTTATTTTGCCAAATGGCGGAACTTCCCTCATAAGATACGGAATTATCAACGACAACTGGGGTGGGGTTTGCATGAATGCCATCGGGGCGTCTGTTACGGGCACGCATACGATGGAGCATTGCACAATTGTTGCAGACGTACATGACGCGGTTTATGGAATTATTGCCAGAAATGAAAATTTTGGAGTTTTCAACCCGTCCGCAAACGTGACAATTAGAAGCAATATCGCCTTCGCTCGCAGCAACGTCAGCGGATCGAGCAATGTTCGTGCAATTAATCTGGAGACCGCAGGCAACGACCAAATTGATATACTCGATAATAATCTAATTACCGGATTTGGTTCGTTACTGTCAACGATTTATCATGGTGTAACGTATTCCAGCGGGGGCGCTGTTGGAACCGCTGTAAACCGCGGATTGAATGACATTTTAAACGTTGATCCGCAATTTGTTGACGAAACTAGAAACGTGCAGTTGTGGGCTACACAATACGGCGCAACAGACTACGATAGTGCAATTATCTATGTTATCGACGGGGTAAACGGGTACAACCGCGCGACCCAGAATCAAGACGGGGTTTTGGGGCATACGATAACAGAAATGCTCGCATATTTGCGTGAGGGATATTCGCCGACTAATGCCGCAATCGCGACTGCTGCGCATGACGGCACACCTATTGGCTCGCAGAGTTTATTCTTATTGCCAGGCCCAGCGTTTCAATCTGACGCTTTTCAATCTGACACGTTTCAATCTGACGGTGGTGGTACAACATCGGTTAACAATAGTTTAAACTTAGAATGGTCTACTAGAAATATAATTGCAAGTAACTCTGATTTAGAATGGGCAATTCGAGCTTTAACTGGCCAGAATAACAATATTGAGTGGGCAATTAGAAACAGTATTTCTTCAAACTTAAACCTCGATTGGGCACTTCGTCAGCAACTTACAAATAATTTAAACCTCGATTGGTCTACTCGTAGTTTTGTAAATAGTAATCTAACTATGGATTGGTTGTTAAGGAGTTTAACAACGTCAAATTTAAATATAGATTATGAAATTAGAAACCTAGTCTCCAGTAATGCAAATTTAGAATGGTCTCTTCGTGCTTTAACCGAGTCGAGCTTAAATTTAGAATGGTCGTTGTTAAATCTTGTTAACCACAATTTAAACTTGCTATGGGCATTGCAGGGCGAGTCCGTGGTAAAAGATTTGTCTTTGCAATGGGCTGTTTTAAATAGTGTAGAAGCAAATTTAAATTTGCAAGCGTCAGTTTTGAATTCGGTTAGTGGGAACCTCAGTGTTGAATATCAAATAGTAAATCTCATTTTTGCTAATTTAAATCTAGAGTTTGCAATTCGCGAAGCTATTGCAAATAATTTAAATCTAAGTTCCTCAATTCTAAATTTAGTATCCGCCAGCTCGAATTTAGAATGGGGGTTAGTTAATTTAATTCAAAGCAATTTAGGTCTAGAATGGTCTTTAAGAAATAGCATTTTTAGCAATTTAAATTTGGAATGGGATTTAATAGCGGAAAGAGTTAGCGCAAGCTTAAATTTAGAATGGTCTCTGAGAAATATTATTTTAAATAGTCTTGATTTAAATTGGAAGACTGTAAACTTAGCGTTACATAATTTAAATTTAAGTTGGTCTATTGTACCGCTAATTAGTCAGAATTTAAATTTGGAATGGAGTACGAGCGGTAATACAATTTCAAATTTGAATGTCGAGTGGTCTACTCAAAACATCTCAACTTCTAATTTTAATATTAATTGGTCTGTTCTAAATACGGTTATAAATGAAATAGATTTATCATATGCAATTCGCCAGCAAATAAGTTTGGACAAAAGTTTTGCATGGGGTATAATTGGTAGCAGCTTTAAAAATATCCAGTTACGTTGGGGCATAGAGAGCTTAACGTCATTTCCGACAATTTCCAAACCATTGAATTTTAGGCAATTAAACAACAGTTATCAAATTAAAGACGTAACTGTTAAATATGATATTAATTAACGAGGGTTGAGATATGCCGATTATTGCTGCAGATATTGAATTTAGACTTAGCGGGGGCTCTGGCAATACAAATGCTAACGCTGCATTGGGTGGCGCTAAATCGTCAACTGAAATTGTCGACGCAACTTTGCATAATTTATTCGATCGAGTTAGCGGTGCAGAGGCTTTAGCCGGTGATACAGAATACCGTGCAATCTATGTGCATAATGCTCACGCCACATTGACAATGTTAAGCGCAACGGTTCACATTCAAACAAACTCGTCAAGCCCGGATACAACATTGGAAATTGCTGTAGGAACAGCTGCTATTAACGGAACCGAGCAGACGATTGTAAATGAAACTACAGCCCCAACAGGAACCACTTTTACAACAGCAGCGGGTTCCGGTAACGCCCTTGCTCTTGGTGACATACCCGCAGGCCAGCATAAAGCTGTCTGGGTTAAGCGCATTGTTTCGGCGTCAGCAGCTGCTGACAACTCTGACACAGCACAAATTCGCGTCACTTGCGAAACTGAGGAATAATGGCTCTAGTAGTTTATAACAACAGCGATAGAGCTTGCCAGATTGAAATAACTCAAGACGGCGAACCTGTGTCGCTTACATCGATTACAAGGATGGTTCTTACTTTTCGTGAGTCGTCTATTATTGCGGATAGTAGCAATGACGCCGACTTAATTACTTGGAATAGCGCTGGTATTATAACGTTTAGTTTGGGTTTGCTCGGCTTAGCTGTTGGAGCTTATACAGGCTTGCTAATAGCTTACGACCCAAGCCACCCGAATGGGCAAGTTATATCGCATCCAAACGATGACGCGCAGTTATTATTTAATGTTATTGGAAATATTAATAATACCTTGTTGATTGTTCAGTCAGATGACGGGGATGTCGAAGATGCTAACGCTTATCACGATGTGGATTACTTTATGTCTTACCACAGAACAAGAGGGCGTTTGATTGTTAAAGATACTGAAGAAATTGAAGTTGCAATTATTAAAGCTCGGGATTACATGGACGACAGATTTAACTATAAGGGGTTTAAATTAGTCAATGATCAAACAACTGAATTTCCACGGGAAGACATTTATGACGCTAAAGGCAACACTATTGTAGGCATCCCAAGAGAAGCTAAACAAGCTAGCGCTGAATATGCTTATATCGCTCTTAATAGAGAATTAAATCCAACACCCGAAGTAGACGATAATGGTTCTTTAATTCAGTCGAAAAGCGAAAAAGTTGGGCCAATATCTGAGAGTGTTACTTACGCTGTTGCCACTGGTGCAAGTAAACCAAAACCAATTTATCCAATCGCAGATCAAAAACTTTATAAGGCTGGACTGGTTGCTTCGAATAAGGGATGGATTCATTAATGAGTACGCCTGAAGCTAAAATACAGAACACACAAAGACTTCTTAAAAAGCACGGAATTGCTGTTGTAATTAAGAATTATACGAAAGTCGAAAATGTGTCAGAGCCATGGAAGCCTTTACCGAACGCTGAATCAAGTGAGAGTGTTTACAGCGTCGAGGACATGTATGAGGAAAAATTAATTGACGGCGAAAGGATTCAATTAAACGATAAGATTTTATATCTTTCACCTTTACAAACAAATGACCAACCATTAACAAGACCAAGTTCGACAAGTGTGGTTATCAGTGAAGAATTTACTTGGTCGGTTGTTAGGGCAAAACCAGTTACTTATAAAGGGAAAGTTGTTCTTTATCAATTGCAGGTTAGAACATGAGTTTTTTGGTTTATGAAGAAGCCTGTGACGATATGTTTGCTTTTTTTAAAGCGGGTTGGGATACTGGTTCAATTACTGTTTTAAGCGAAATTCCTCAAGTCTTTTATCAAGGTGTTGACGCTGAAAAATTACCGAAAGATAAGCCTTACACTAAGATTTTTTTAAGACATGGTGACAAACCTCAAGTTACTCTTGGTACTGTTGGGAATAGAAGATTTGAGAGTTTTGGTGTGATTATTATTGAAATTTATGAACCAATACAAAGAAGGCAAGGTTTAGATATATTGCGCAAATTGGCAACAGTTGCTTTAGATATTTTCGAAGGTAAAAAAACTGAATCTGGGATTTGGTTTCGGAACACTCGTATAAATGAATCGTTTGTTAATGGTAACATGATTACAGTTTATTCAGAGTTTGAATATGATTCTTTAAAATGAGGGTTTAGAAATGGTCGATAAAATAGATTCAAACTCAACTGGTTTGAGTTACGCAAAAGAAGCTAGTCTTGGCGTTTTGCCTGGAACTCCAGATTGGAAAATACTTGAGCCGAATGGCTATGCTGATTTCGGCGGCCAAATCACCACAGTAGCTCGCAATCCAATTAACCCAAGTCGTCAGCGCAAAAAAGGCGTTACAACAGATCTTGATGCCTCCGGTGGCTTTGGCTCAGATTTAACACAAAACAATTTGACTGATTTAATGCAAGGGTTTGCGTTTGCATTAATTCGTGAAAAAGCAACTAACATTCCGATCAACGGAACAGCAGTTCCCGTTACAGGTGTCACTGCTGCGGACGACAAATATGCTATTGATAATAGTCCGGTGATTTTTGCGGCTAGCGATTTGATTTACGCTTCCAGATTTTCTCAATCCGCTAACAACGGCTTGAAAGTTGCTGCATCTGCTGACGCTGATGACGTTACTGTTGGAAATGGTCTGGTTGACGAAACTCCAGCTACAACTGCCAAGCTTCAAAAAGTCGGCGTGTTGCTTGCATCAGCAACTGCTGACATCGTTGTATCCGGCTCATACCCACGTTTAACAAGAGCTTCCGGTTCTGTTGATTGGACGACTTTTGGCTTGATTCCGGGCGAATGGGTTTGGATTGGTGGTGATGTTAGTACAACTCGTTTTGTTAACGCAGCCAACAACGGGTTTGCACGTGTGAGAGCGGTTGGCGCTGCCTACATAGAGTTTGATAAAACTGAATCAACAATGGTTGCTGAAACTGGAACTGGTTTGACAATTCATCTCTATATGGGCAATGTTATTCGTAACGAACCAGATCCAGCTGACATTGTTAGAACTTCATACCAACTCGAAAGAACTCTTGGTCAAGATGATGACGGTACTATGTCTGAATATTTGATTGGTGCGGTTCCTAGTGAATTAAGTTTGCAATATCGTCAAGCTGATAAAGTAACTATGGATTTGTCCTTCACAGGTATTGATATTGAACAGTATGACGGTTCCGATGGTCTTAAAGCTGGTAACAGACCCGCATTAATTGCTTCAGATGCTTTTAATACATCGTCTGATTTCGCTCGTTTGAAAATGCACATAATTGTTGAAGGTAATACAAACCCTTCCCCCCTATATGCGTTCTTAACTGAAGTAACTATAACAGTTAATAATAACGTCCAGCCAAATAAAGCACTGGGCGTTCTTGGTGCTTTCGATATTACAGCTGGTAGTTTCCAAGTTGGCGGATCTGTCAACGCTTACTTTTCAAATATTGCAGCTGTGCAGGCTGTTAGAAACAATTCGGATGTGACTTTCGATTTAGCGCTGGTTAAAAACAATGCAGGATTGCTTGTAGATCTACCATTGTTAAGTCTTGGTGACGGTCGATTAAATGTTGAGCAAGACCAGCCAATTACTTTACCACTTTCCATTGAAGCAGCCGAAGGTTCAAATAACCACACGTTGTTATTTATGGAATTCCCCTACCTGCCAGATTTAGCGGGTTAATCTTAAACTAACTGGAAACAAAAGCATGAATATTTTTGAAATGTTTGAAACTGACGAGAATCTTGAAAAAGATGGTATTTGGATTGAAATGGGTAAAACCAATGATGAACCTCCAAAGCCCGTTCGCTTTAAGATTGCTCGTTCTGGTGGTGCAAATGACGCGTTTTTAAAAGCTTTAGACAAAGCATTTTTGCCGTACAGACGTCAGCTTCAAACTGATACCTATGACCCGAAAGTTATCGAAGAAATAACAAGAAAAGTTTTTGCTAAAACTGTCTTGCTGGATTGGGAGAACGTAAAAGATAAGGAAGGTAACTTTATAGCGTATTCAAAAGACAATGCTCTTGATTTACTGAAGCGGTTGCCAAAACTTTACGAAGTCTTGCGCGCCGATTCTGAAAACTTCAATTTGTTTAAGCAAGCTGCGCGAGAAGTCGATGTGGGAAACTCTGGAGCGTCTTAATCTACGCAATTGAACAAGGGCCTGTTGAAAGAAAGATCCTTGAAGATTGTTATCGATTTAACAAGGAAGTTCCTAAAAAGATTAGAGACGCTCCTCAGCTTTTACTTGGTTTAGGTTTATATTATACCGGATTTAACGAGCTTTGTACCTGTAGGCAGATTGGTTTTGGGATTGGGCCGATTCCAATTACAAGCATTATGCAATACTGTCAATTAAAGCAATTTGATGAAGAGTTAACCGATAATTTTATTTACATAATCCGAGAGCTTGATGATAAATATCTCGAACGGGAGAGATTAAAGAATGCCAAGTCTACTTGAATTCGCTAGAAGGATGGATAAACTTGGTTCCCGCGTCGAGTCGAACGCAATTGCGCTTGCAAAAAACGTTTCGCTTGATATTACAAAACTTGTGGTTATAAATACGCCAATTGATAAAGGTACTGCCAAGTCTAACTTTATTATATCAATTGGCGATTCTTTTGAAGGCAAAATTGCAGCTCATAGTCCGGGCAAAGGTGGCAGCACAGCTTCAGCAAACATCACTATAACAACAGAGGAAGCTGCGTTAGCTTTGTCTAGTTATAAAGGTGGAAAACCAATTCATCTGACAAATAATTTACCATATATCGTTAGACTAAATGAAAACTATTCAGATCAAGCTCAGTCCGGTTATATACAGTTACAAGTCTTAAAAGTTAGAAAAGGAATTAAATCTTATAAGTTAACTGAAGGTGAAATTAAATGGTAGAAAATGTCGACATCGTAATTGAAGAAACCGGAGCGAGGGTTGTTAAGCGCAATATTGAAGATATTGGCAAAGCAGCTCGATCCACACAGTCAACAATAGATTTTCTAAAGCGCTCTCTAAATTTAGATAGTGCTATTACCACATTAACGTCATTAGATAAAGTCATTAGCAAGTTAGTTAATACCGGTTCGCGGTATGAGCAATCGACTTTGCGTTCAGCTATTGCACAACAGCGCCTACAGCAGGAAACGCAGCGAACACAAGTTGCCCATGCTAACACTGAGCTTGCACTGTTAAAGGTGGTTAACGCTGAAAATAAAGCTACTATAAGCGCTGCAAAAAGGGCAGCCGCTCAGCAACAATTAACACAACAAATTCAAAAAACACAAATAGCTGACGCAAACCTCGAAGCCGCTATCCAACGTACAGCTGCCGCAGAAAGCCGAGCCGCTGCTGCCAAGGACAGAGCTGCGATTACATCTATTAGATTGACACAAGCTAATGAGAAAGCAGCGAGAGCTGCTGGAAATTTAAGTCGGGAAGCTGACGAACTAAAAAGGACATTAGACCCGCTCTACGCAATTCAACAGAATTATAATCGGTCAGTTGAAAAAGCGTTCAACTTATTTACAAAAGGCGCCATTGACATCAACACCTATTCAGCAGCTTTGGATCACGCTGAAAACGAAATGCGGCAAGCAAAAGCTGCACAAGACCTTTTAAATAATTCTGTTACTCGTGGTGGTAAAGCTGTTGGTTTAGCGCGTCACCACATGCTTAACTTTGGTTTCCAGTTACAAGATATTGGAGTTTCACTTGCTTCTGGTCAAAATCCCTTAGTTGTATTTGCTCAGCAAGGCGCTCAAATACAGGGTATAGCCTCACAAGCTGGTGTTAGTATGGGTCGCATGGGTTTAGAAGCTTTGAAAATGGTATCGAGATTTATCCCATTGGTTGCAGCTCTTGGAGCTGCGTTTTCAGGTATAAAATTGTTTCAAAGCGAAGCTGCTAAAGGCGCTGGTTTGGAAAAATACGCAAAAGATCTTGGAGCAACTTCTAAGCAAATTGAAGATCTAAACTTAGACACAATCACCTTCACGGATACAATGAAAGCTTTGTGGCAAACCATTGACGAAAGAACGGGAGCTGGTGATTTATTTTCTGGTTTGTGGGAATCAGCTAAAAAAGCGTTTAAAAATATACTCAGCTTAGCAGCAACAGCTATCCAATCTGTGATAGCTCTTTTTCAAGCTGGAACAGCTGTTATAGCTGAAATTTGGGCAAGGTTACCTTCTCCTGTTAAATCTGTATTAATTGATATTTCAAATCTTTTTATAACTTATTTTGAAGGCATGACTAACAGTGCTATCTTTGCTGTTAATAAAATTATACAAGTTTTAAATTCAATCGCGGCAGTTAAAATAGATCCTTTTGAAAACGTCAAATTTGATCGTTTATCCAAAGACTTCGCACAAGCTAGCGGTAAAGATTTATCTCTCGTTTTTACGGAAAGCTTTACTGAAAATTTAGATAAAAACAAAAAGGGTTTTGCAAGTTTCTTATCCGATATGATGGGCAACGCTGCGGAACAAGCTAAATCAAGAATTAATAAAGAATTAACCGAGGGTGACGAAGCCGAGAAGCGCTCTACTTCTCTAGCTAAAATAAATCTTCAACTTTCAAACGAACTTGATAGATTAAACATGCTACAACCAGCTCGCGAAGCTCAGCAGCGTTTTGATCAAATAGAAGAGCAGTTACTTGGTAAAAAGATTATTTTAACAGAAGCTGAAAGTTCTGCTATTAAAGAAAAAATTAAGAACTTACAAGCAGCGCAAGATGTTCAAAAGCAAATGGATTCAATTTATCAAGCTTCTGTTGGGCCGTTAAACGATTATAACGCAGCTTTAGCAGCGGCTGATAATTTAATGAAGACGGGTGCAATTAGTTCTGCTGATTATGCAAAAGCTATTTTAAAAGCAAGTGAAGAATATAAAAATATTCAAGACCCATTAAGGCAATTTAATAAACAACTTGACGAACAGTTTAAGTTGTTGCAGATGTCTTCAAGTCAGCGCGAAATAGAATCTCAAATTATGCAGATTCAAAGCGATGCTTTAGCAAGAGGTCAAATAATTGCTGGTGAAGAAATTAATTTAATTCGCGAGCGTTTATTGTTGTTACAACAAGAGCAAAGGATTAGTCAAGCTAAGGATGACGCTTTAGCTTCTATAAATGGTCAAACACAAGCATTTAGAGATCAAATTACCGCAATAAAAGAATTGGTGGCGCTTAAGCAAATAAACGGAAACCAAGCAATTAATTTGTTGAACGATTCAACAGGTGGCTTCTTGGATGGTACAGCTGAAGCCCAGGCAGCATGGGTGGAGCAATATAGAGCTTCTTATGAACAAATTGAAGCTTTACGTTCTAATGATTTAATTAGTGAGCAGAGCGCTGCTCAACTTAGATTAAAAATTCAAACTGATCTTTTAGAAAAACAATTAGGTACAGCCCAGGCATTTTTTTCAACCTTAGCAACTTTATCAAGGTCTAGTAATAAAAGGTTAGCTCAAATTGGAAAAGCGTCCGCAGTAATTCAAGCAACCATTGACGGTCGATTAAATGTTGAGCAAGACCAGCCAATTACTTTACCACTTTCCATTGAAGCAGCCGAAGGTTCAAATAACCACACGTTGTTATTTATGGAATTC